CTAGGAAGAATGGAGAACAAAGTTCAGGAGAACAAAGTTCAGGGAAACGGAGTTCTATAGCTAAAGTTTTAAAACTAAGGAAAAAGAGGGGAACGTAGTTCATAGCAAGAGAACAGAGTTCTAAATATCACTGTTCAGTCTACAACCAACCAGAAAAAAGATTCAAGGATGGTTGTATAGAATCCTCAAGATTAGGATTGGATAAAGATTATTTTCCTGGTGATCCTAGATTTATTGTCTATACTGAAGATTCTCTTGAACTCTTATTCTGGAAACCCAGTAAATGCAAAGATGGTACATTAAGACCTCTGGGATTTGAAGAATGTACATTCATTTGGAATACAGAGTTGAATAAATATGAAGGAGAGTGTACATTCTGTGGTAGATGTTGTGGTTCGTGTAAGTATCTCAGAGCGGGAGCACCTAGGGAAACGTAGTTCAGAGTTCTATGGCTCTTAATATGAAAACAGGTGCGTTGGCTGATATAGATTCTCTGGATCATATCAATATCCTCACCAAAGATGTGGATAAGTGTCGTAAGTTTTATGTGGATGGTCTGGGATTTGAAGAGGGTTTCAGACCTAAGTTTGATATACCAGGATTATGGCTCTATCTTGGCTATAGTCCAGTAATCCATATCATAGAGATAGTTGAAGCTCTTCCCAATGTTCTAAGTAGTGGCTGTATAGACCATATCGCATTTCGTGCTCATAATTTTGATAAGTTTACTGCCAGACTGAATAAACATGATATCAAATGGGAAGGTCGGGAGATACCTGGGATGGATCTACATCAGATATTTTGTCATGATCCGCATGGGATCAAGATAGAATTTAATTTTGAAGGTCAGGATCGTCCCTGGCAAACTATACAAAAACTTCATGATGATCTTCTTCGGGATACTTTTAATGAAAGTTATACTTGGTAATGAAATGTAAATGTGATAAGTGTACTGATCCTGAATGTATATGTCTAGGTTCTCTATGTATGCTTGTACAATGTTCTTGTAATTGTCATAAAGAAACGGTGGCTATAAAAAGTATATCATGAAAAGAGAACTTACAGAAAAACAAACTATCTTCCTGGATAATCTTATCGAGAATGGTGGGCATGTTTCAAATGCAATGGAGATAGCTGGTTATAATAAAAACTCACGTTCTAATCTTATCAATTCTCTCAAACATGAAATCGTAGAAAGAACTAGACAGCATCTGGCTTCATCGTCTATGCAAGCAGCAAATAGATTGATTGAAGGACTGGATGCTGATGGAACTATTCCCAGTTCTCAGATGGATGTCAGACTCAGAGCAGCCAGTGATATTTTAGACCGTACTGGTATCAGTAAACGACAGGAGATTGCTACAGAATCAAAAGTATTACATGGCATTGTTCTTCTACCAGCCAAGAAAGAACAACAAGAAATATGGCCCGACCAAAGTTAAAACCAGGCGAGAAAGGTAGATATCACGTTTCTCGTAAAGAACAGGCTAAACGGACTCTCAAGAAGAAAATCAGTGCCAAGACAAAAGAACGGGAACGGTTAAAGTATAAGACATCCGCAAAGACAGAACAAAAGAAGAAAGCGGAAAAAGCATTAAAGATTCTTGAACAAGGCGGTCTTGTCAAGGAAGAATTTTTAAAAGAACTTCCACCCTCTGTTCAAGAAGCTATGAAGGAAGGTACGGAACTCACCTTCAAACCCAATGAGGGTCCACAAACAGAGTTCCTGGCTGCTCCAGAGAAAGAAGTTCTTTACGGAGGAGCCGCAGGAGGTGGTAAATCTTATGCAATGCTGATGGATCTTCTGAGGTATGCAGACAATCAAAATCATCGTGCATTACTGCTCAGAAGGACATTGCCAGAGCTAACAGAACTTATTGATAAAAGTAAACAGATTTATCCTAAAGCTTTTCCTAGAGCTAGATTTAAGGAGTCTACAAAGACATGGGAATTTCCAAGTGGAGCTACGGCTCTCTTCAGTTATGTAGACAAAGATGATGACGTTTATCGCTACCAGGGTCAATCCTTTACATGGATTGGAATTGATGAGCTTGGTCATTATCCTACACCTTATGTCTGGAATTATCTAAGATCACGACTAAGAACTACTGATCCCAAGATAGTTACATACATGAGGGCTTCTTCAAATCCTGGAGGAGCAGGAGGATGGTGGGTCAAGAAGATGTTTGTTGATCCTGCACCACCTGATCAACCTTTCTGGGCAACAGACATCGAAACAGGAAGAACACTTTCATACGGACCAGGACATACTAATTCTGGTCAACCTCTCTTTCAAAGAAAGTTTCTTCCAGCCAGATTGACAGACAATCCGTATCTGGCTAATGATGGAGAGTATGAAGCAATGCTTCTCTCTCTACCAGAAGTGGAAAGGAAACGATTACTTTCAGGAGATTGGGATGTTGCGGAAGGAGCAGCATTCAAAGAGTTTAATAGAGAAGTTCATGTCATAGATCCTATAGAACTTCCTTATAACTGGGTACGGGTACGAGCTTGTGATTACGGATACTCTGCTCCTTCATGTGTTCTTTGGGGAGCAATTGACTGGGACAACAATATCTGGATCTACAGAGAGCTTTACATAAAACGACATACAGGAGAGCAACTGGCAGATCTGGTTTTACAAATGGAGTCCGATGATCCTAAAATGTATATAGGAGTTTTGGACAGATCCTGTTGGAACAAGACAGGACATGGACTAAGTGTAGCGGAAAGTATGATACGCAAAGGAGTACGATGGGTTCCATCAAACTCTGATAGAGTAAACGGGAAGATTGAAGTTCATAGAAGATTACAAGTGGATGATTATGGAAATCCTAGAATAAGAATTTTTAATACATGTACAAATCTTGTCAGAACACTTCCTACTCTCCCAATATCTAAAACGAATAGTGAGGATATTGATACAAGAACAGAAGACCATGCATATGATGCATTGAGGTATATGATAATGAACAGACAAACAACTTCTTCCTTATACAATTTCAAGTCGAATATAACAGATTCGGCTCCTGTAATGGAAGATGCAGTGTTTGGATATTAGGAGAGTATAGAAAATGGCATCTTACCATCATAATAAAAATTTTAGATTTCTAGTAGACCAAGCAATTGCTAGGAATACTCCATTAAGTGAGTTATCAGCAGCAGTTAGAGCAGGTGTTCGTAGGTATAGAGCAGGTGTAGATATTAATAGAGATGGTATGATGGAGAATTATAATTATGAACATGGAGTATTTGTTTCTCCTGAAGAAAGAGCAGCAGGTGATGTACTTAGAAGGCCAGATAAAAAACCAGTTCCACCAGATACTAGAACATTATCAGAAAAAATGAAAGGTATAGACTATGGTAGGAGTTTGCTTAGTGGTGTGACACCAATTGATGCAGATACTGCTATAGAGTCTTTTCTAGATTGGTTAAAAGCTAAAGGAGGGACACATGTAGTAACACCAGGACTAGCAATAGAAGTTCCTGAAAATAAAAGTAGATTCTTAGGAAGTAGAATAGAAGCTATACAAACCGCTTTAGAAAACGAACCAGATTCAATTCGTAATTTAGGTAAAAAATTAGGTATAAGACCAGAAGAACAAAGTACAAGAGAAATTGAATCTTATATACCGCTTATAGAAGCTATAGAAACCGCTTTAAAAGATTCTGATATTACAGAAGACGCACCAAAAGATAAATCTATACCTACACCTAAAGCTAAACCTCAATATACTAGAGGAACTGCATTACGATTAACGAATCAAATGGCTGCTCAAGGTGGTCCTTGGAAAGAATTTTGGAAAGAACAACAAAAATTAGGATTCAGACCTGATAGTGAAGATCCTAGTCTAGAAGAAAGTGCTAAAAAAGTATGGAAGTGGATTACTAAAGATAGACCAAAAGAAAAAGATAAAAAACCTGATACGCAAAGATCTCGTCGTAAAAGTGGTGGTCTTGTAAATAAAAAGAAAGTACAATCCAGAACAACAAAAACTTATGCGAATAAGACTCGTAAACCTAAAAGAGCTTAGAACTATTTTATATAAAGGAGAAATATATTATGCCTTATCTAAAACCTTATACTGCTAAAGACTTTGAAGGAATGGCTGAGAAGCAGGGAGATGTGAGTCCTGTTCCTGATGGTGCTCTCTACCGTGAGCCTCTAGAAGCTGATCTTCTAGGAGCAACAGATGTAAACTTTGCACAG